ACACTTCTCTGAACAAAATGTATATTCTTTGTAATGAATCATTCGAGTATAAGGAATGTCTATATCCTTGATACAATCATAACAATAAGATTTTAGATATTGACGAAACCCATATTCAAGCCGAATCTCTTGTAAGAGCGCGACCCTACGCGCGTGAACCATGTGAGACATATCTATGCTTCGGTAAACGTGAATCGAAGCAATCAATTTTAACAGGAAAATATGCACACATACAAGTAGAACAATAGGGATAAAAACGATATTCTCGAAACCATAAGATGGGATGTTCTATATAATTCAAACAATCGCAACAAATATGTAACCCTCCTTCCTTGAATTCGAGATGTTCAAACAATTCTACATGCAATCGTATTTTTCTACCTGCAGTCATGGGGTCCATCTCATTTCATGATTATATCTTTCTATTTCCATTTAAAAAGCATTGGGTAAATCATAAAAATCAGAATTCCCATAAAACCAATAGGAAAATACTTTTTGGGGTAGTCCAACCGTTTCGCCATTGTCCGTGCCACGCGCACTTTGAATGTTGTCGCTCTGCGTTAAATTGGAGACATAGGGGAACATACAGGATACATTCTTTTGAAACTGTAACAACTCTTTGGGAATAGTATTGTCCTTTTTCAGAACTTTATTAAAGTCTTGGTAATAAGATAATGTCGGAATGTCTTTTCGATGGGTCACCTTCATTTGAATCCGTAAATGGTCGTCTTTGGATTGAATGGTCCCTACGTGTATGAGGTTCGCATTAAACAGAATCACATCCCCTTTCTTACATAAAAGGGTTTCTACTTTGTTTGTCGGATTGACATTAAAGCTATTCACATCCTTGTGACTAGTAGGGATAACCCCCAAACATTTTTCCATGTCTTCCAAATAAAGAAGCAACGTATAAGAGGGATACAGTTGACCTTTGTTAAAAAAATCACCATTGTTGTCTCGATGACAGGTATGCACACTTGATTTCTGAATAATCCATATATAGTCTTGAAATTGATACGCTTCGCCCAAGGTCTGCTTCAAAAGTCCAATCAGTCGTTTGTCCTGAAGGAGGTGTTCTTTGGCTTCCTTGTAATTCCCCTCCACGCATGCTTGAGACAAGTGTTCTATTTGTTTGGAAGAAAGGACCTTGGGAAAAAGACATACACCGTCCTTTTCCAAGTCATATTGTCTTTTTTCAACCACGTCGGTAAAAAAAAGACAATAGAACACAATATACAAGAGGATGAAACCAAAAAGTAAGGTGATGCCCCCTATCCATGTAAAAGACCCTTTCATATAAGGGAGAGAAAGATATCTTTTCCTACAAAACAAAACATCGGCTAGCACTGGCCCGACGCCTGTCCGGCTAGCTGGTCAGCATAAGCATTTCCAACCGAATGTATATCTTTCTTCCCGGTATGGGCCTTTATATGCAGGAAACGGACATTCGGCTTGTCTCGGTATAGACCGTATGCATGTTGGACCAAGGCTCGATTGGGTATGTCGGGCCATCCTTGACTCTCGCATTTTTTTCCGTAAGAGGAGGCACATCGAATCGCATATTCAGAGTCACTGACTATCGTAATCGATATTCCTTTCTGAATGTCGTCTTCCAGGATAGCGTAAGCCTCGATGAGAGCAGTCAATTCGGCCGTATTGTTAGACTGTTTCCCTTCTATACACTTGGAGACATTACGTGGGTCCTCTACACCAAAGAAGATGCCGATACCTGCGGTGGCATTCCTTTGACCGTTGTGGAGACAAGACCCATCGGTATACACGTAATAGACAGGTTCATGGTGGTCCTCGGGTAGAATAAAGGCTTCGGCTTCTTCCTTGGTCTCGGTCTTTCGATACAGCGCATTTTTAAACCCTTTGACGGATTGTTGACATTCAGCCCATGTATCAAAGATACCGACAGTTCGTCCTTTCGCAACCGCATAATAGACCATAGTATATCTATGTCTCTATTATAGTGGATTCCATTTTTATATTTATATTTAAAATTGAGGTGAAAATAATATCCCTGGATAAGACAAAGATGTCGACTCAGGATTGGACCACGATTGTGCTGAACAAGCCGGTGAAGCTTCCCGAAGTGACCAAACCCAAGCCCAAGGAAGATGTTCCTTTGATGGAAGTCACAGTAGAGCTCAAGGTCGCGATGCAACAGGCGCGCGTAGCCAAAGGCATGAGTCAGAAAGACTTGGCAAACAAGATGTGTGTGCCGACCCAAGTGATTCATTCCTATGAAAATGGAAAGGCGATTCCCAACAATGCCTTTATTGCGAGGATGGAAACCTTTCTAGGAGCAAAGCTGCCTCGTATTAAAAAGAAGGTCATCAAGGATGTTTAATTATATCTCTATGTATTTTAATACAAGTATTCTAAATCGTTCACATTCCAATATTCCGCCGGACGATTGGGAATAGGACGCATCAGAATAAAGGGTAACTTTTTTTCTTGAAGTTCCTTCTCCGCAATCAACGAAACATCCATGAGTTGTTTGTTTTTCAACTTTACATAAGGTTCAGCACCTTTGTTGAGTTGAGATACGCGTAACCCGATGATTTTAGCCCTCTCGTATTTCGTCAGGATGGGATAGGTTTGGTGCAGCGGGTCTTCAATCACGCCATTCGCGTTTCGAGTAATTTGAGAGAGCTTGTACATTTCATCAAAGGGTTTGTGGATTTCTTCTGGATGAAACCTTGCTAAATAATTGCCGCGCATTTCTTCGGTAAACTTTTCTTGATAGACGGAGGGTTCTGCCAGTTCCTCCTCCGGGTCTCCGACAAACTCATCCGCCTGGGCAAAGGTTTCTTCTTCCGAGGATTCCTCAATGTCATCTTCCTCGGAATGAACCTCACTCTGGACCGAGACACTGTCTTCCTCTTCTGACCCGTAGTCACTCATTTGTATAATAGAATATAGAATAATTTTATATTCAATTTTCGAGTTGAAGAAAAAGAAGGATTAAGTATTTTAAACCAAGAGTCAAGTTTACGGCAACAAGTTACGCGTTTACGGCGACCACTTGGTCTCGCACACCGTGCACAAATAAAGATACTTCATGTTGACATCGTCCACACGCATATAAATGACGTCCTGTTTTTTCTCTTCCGTATAGACCTTACACTGGTCGTTTGGACATTTCATGGTATAGATATGAGGCAGCGTCGGGTCGTGAATGGTATATTCGTTAATCTTATTGGTCTTTTGCGTCGAATTGCCTTCTTCGGTGCGCGACACGCAAAGATTCGTGAGCACTAGATTGTCCTCTTCCATCCCGCAATTTTTGCAGTAATAAATAAGGGCTTCTGACTCGTCCTCTTTGATTTTCATGTAATACATGTTGTCGCATACCTTACAGAAGTTCATGTTATAAAAGAGGGAGATTAATTATTTATATCAATTTTTACGATATCGTAAACACAACGCGTTTCCTGTTCGAGAGATAGGTAGTTTAGAAAACAACTCTGGTCTTGAAACACTGAAATGTCCACAAAGGTATTCTCTTTCTTCAAAACATCTATTATTTGGTCATAATGTTTTACAAAATAAGAGACAAACATGGGATGATAGGATTGAAAAACCGTCGGAACCTGTTCCAGGCGTAGGTATTTTAAAATACATATTTCAATGTTTTTGTATTCCAGAAGTTGATGATAAGGTTTAAAGGAACAATGGGTGCGTGCAATCCCAGGTTCATTTAAAAAAGGTTCTTCGTTTAAGATGAGGATAGAGATGGAGAGTAGGACCGACCGTATCGACTGACACGCGCTCCATTTTTCACCAGACCACGTATTCAGAATCGAGAGACACACCTTTCCCGAGACATAGAGGTTCGGATTAAACCGCGTTCGACCGTCTCCATTGAGAAACGTCACCACGGGTGGAGAAAACGGATAATTGGTCGGAAAAACAAATTCGAACAGATAAAACCCATGGGCATAAGGCGTTCCTTCTCTACCAATAATGATAGCATGCCCTTTCAAGGCATTGGTTTCGTCTGGAATGTAAAAAAAAGAGGGGTCTGGGTCAGATTGAATTTCCTTTATATCTAACATGATACGTTTCACGCATCTTTCCATTGAATGTATCTAAAGAAGTGTCTTTAATTGTAAAATCAAATCTTACACTTTAAAATTGAGATAAAAATAATACACCAAGGTATAAACAAAGATGGCTTGCCCAGTTGAAACCTTTCTCAAAAAACACCCGGCCGAAGATGGACACACGCATACCAAGATTGGCGACAGAAATCTGGGTATCTATGGTGGTTCTTATCATATTCAGCAAGATAGTATTCAGACATTCTATGATTTGTATAAAAAACATATCTTGATTGGAGGTCGAGAGGGATACTACACCGAGAAACAGATGGAGGAAGGTCCGATTCTCATTGACATTGATTTTAGATATTCTGTGGACATTGAGGATAGACAGCACAAGAAAGAGCATGTGGTTGACTTGGTTCAATGTATCGTGGATACCATTTCCACCATCAAGCAAATGAACGAAAAGACCATTGAATGCTACGTCATGGAACGAGAAAACGTTCATATGGAAGAGGACAAGACCAAGGATGGTATCCACATCATTTTGAACTTAAAAATGGATTATACATGCAAACTTATCATGCGAGAAGCGATTATGAAAAACGTCCCTGCCTCGTGGAATGAGCTTCCGTTGACCAATACCTGGGAGGATGTCTTTGACGACTCGGTGATTCGCGGACATTCGAATTGGCAGCTGTATGGTTCACGTAAGCCTGGACGCGAGCCCTACCGATTGAAGCAGATTTATGTTTGTCACAACGATGGGTCCTGGAACATCAAGGAGAAACTCGTGACCAACGAATGGATTATTCAGAATTTCGAAAATCTCACGGCACGTAATCTGAATCTGGTTCAGGCAGCCCTCTGTCCGGACATGCAACAGAAATACGACGAGATTGCAAAGACGAGACAAAAGAAGACATCCAAGTCCAGTGTCAAGCTACTGGAACATTCGGTCTTTCGCAACAAGTTGAGCTACGAGATTAACAATTCGGAGGAGTTGGATGAATATATCGAGGGGTTTATGGAGACCATCACCAGTCTCGATTACAAGATTAAAGAAGCTTATAAATACGTCATGACTTTACCTGCCGAGTATTGGGGAGAGAACAGTTACGCGAAATGGATACGTGTGGGATGGGCGCTGAGACAAACGGACACGCGACTCTTTCCGGTATGGGTCAAGTTCAGTGCGCAGTCGCCTACGTTCGACTACTCTAGTATTCCTTCTCTACATGACCAATGGTGCGGGTTCAATCGTTCCAACGAAGGTCTCACGCTACGTTCCATCTTGTATTGGAGTAAGATATCCAATCCTACGCAGTATTACGAAATTCGAAAGCAGACCATCAGTCACTTTATTGAACACTCCGCGACCACCAACTCTGAATATGACTTGGCCACGGTGCTCTATCACATGTTCAAGGACGTCTTTATCTGTGTGAGCATTCACAATAAGAAATGGTATGAGTTCATCGACAATCGATGGAAAGCCATTGACGACGGTCACAGCTTGCGTGCCAAGATTTCGACGGAGATGTATGAATGCTTTAAGGAATTTAAAATGAATGGACCGGCGCCGTCTGCGTCCTTGGATACGACCAAGAAACCGAGCAGCGTGGCCAAGACGGCCGAGATGCTCAAAGTGACTGCGAAAAAGCAGAATATCATGAAAGAAGCGATGGAAATCTTTTATGATAAGGACTTTTATGCAAAGCTGAATACCAATGAATATTTACTGGGTTGTAACAATTGCGTCATTGATTTTAAGAACAAGGAACATCGCGTCGGCCGACACGACGACTACATTAGCATGAGCACAGGAATTGCGTATAAACCGATTGCGGAATACCGCAAGAGCTGTCCCGAGGTGATTAAGGAAATCGAAATCTTTATGGAACAACTCTTTCCGAATGCGAACCGTCGCCGTTACATGTGGGAACATTTGGCCTCTACCCTCATGGGCAACAATCTCAACCAGTCGTTTAACGTCTACATTGGAAAAGGGAAGAATGGTAAATCAAAGCTGGTGGAATTGATGACCCGTGTGTTGTGAGAATACAAATCAACCGTTCCAATCTCGATGATTACCCAAAAGAGAAACGGTATTGGCGGGACCTCTTCCGAGGTGTGTCAACTGGTCGGAACGCGATATGCCGTGATGCAAGAGCCGTCGAAAGGAGATGTCATCAACGAAGGGATTATGAAGGAGATTACAGGTGGAGACCCTATCCAGTGTCGCGCCCTTTTCCAAGAGAGCATGGTCTTTAAACCGCAGTTCAAGCTAGCCGTTTGCACAAATACCTTGTTTGATATCAAAAGCAACGACGACGGAACATGGCGTCGTATTCGAGTGGTGGATTTTGAGTCCAAGTTTACGACCAATCCCTACAAGGACCCCGAGTTTCCGATTGAAGCTTATCCCTATCAGTATGAGCTCGATACTCAGATTGATGAGAAGTTTGACATCTGGGCGCCCGTCCTCTTGAGTATGCTGGTGGAAATCACTTACGAGAAACAGGGACATGTGACAGAATGTAAGGAGGTGTCTGCCTCGAGCGACAAATACAGACAGAGCCAGGACGTGACGATGGAGTTCATCTCGGCGTGTATTCGGATTCACGAATTGCCTCAGCCGATGAAACTGAAGATTACCATCATCCAGGATGCCTTTCGGAACTGGTATTGCGAGAATGGTGGAACAGGCAATCAAGCGGGTCTTATCAAAGAACTGAAGGAAACGTTGACCAAGAAGTTTGGCAACTATCCCAAAGACGGATGGGCACGTATCTCTCTGATCGAATAAGCATAAGTATTTTAATTTTACATCTACATTTTTACATGTCATACGCATCCATCGTGCTGGTCTTTGCCTCCAGGAATGCGTTCTTGGGTCCATGCAAGAGGTCGGGTTTCGTCCATGAAGTCACGGCATTGTATATCCATGAAAACACAAATGGATACAGGACAGGTAATAAAAAGAGAACCAGGTAGCTCAGGAACCGTTCTTGTAGCATGAGATTACCGCTGGTGCCCAACAACAAAAGGAGCACTCCAAACGCGATATAATACGTGGTGGTCACATATTGGTTCAACGTAGACAGGGTTTCTTGTTCTGCCGAACGATAATCGATTTTACGATACGTGGTTTTCGGGTCTGTCCCGGACAACCACAAGGATAAATTTTTATTTAGGTCAGAAATAATCGTCATGGTATCGACTCCCGTTATCTCCGTGTTTGTATTTGTATTGGTTCCAGTGCCTGTTCCACCACTTCCTACCGTTGGACATTGCTCCGATATAATTTTTTCACTGAAATGTTTCTCTCGCTGGGCCAAGAGTGCG